TCGAACAAAACAAAGCTTTCTGGCAAGAACGCTTCGACAAAGAAGCAAAATACAATTCGCCAGTAGAACAGGTAGCACGTATGCAAGCAGCTGGATTAAATCCAGCACTAATGTATAAAAGTGGAGCCGGTGGAGGCGGAAACGTAAGCAGCCCAAGCGCACAAGGAAAAATAGCAGAGCGTTATGAATTAGGACAATTAGCACTACAAAGTGCACAAGTAGCCAAATTAGTAGAAGACACACAAAAGGTTAAAGCAGAAAAAGCATTCATAGAATCAAAAACAGGCGGACAATCAACAACAAACGAAATATTAGCAAAACAGCTAGTAATGAAAGAAATAGAAGCAGGAAACTATTCAGCACAAAACAAAGCCTTTGTAGATAACTTAATAGAAACCGCCTTAAAAGCTAAAGCACAAGCAAAAACAGCAGATCAAGAACAACAGATATTAGAAAATGTGTATCTTGAGGCAAGTAAAAAAGGAATAGATCTAAGAAAAGGAGAAATTAACGTACTAATGCAAATGTTATTTCAAGCAGGAAACGCAACAATAGATGCAATAAAAGGATTAGTACCAACAGAAACAAGCCCATTAATGAATATGGGCGGATCATACTAAACAACAAAAACAAAAACAATGGATTATTCAAAAGCAGTGGGCAACCGCCCTAAGTACAATACTTTCGACTTGAGCCACGACAAGCGAATGACAATGCAAATGGGAAAAGTTATTCCAGTAATGGCAATGGACGTATTACCAGGAGACAAATTTACAATAGAAACAAGCCATTTAACACGATTTTTACCACTGGTAGCCCCAGTAATGCACAATGTAAAAGTTAAAGTAAGATATTTCTTTAGCCCAAACAGATTAGTATGGCCAAACTGGGAGGACTTTATTACAGGTCCAGAATCAGTAACAGACACAACAGAACCAGTACACCCAACATTACCAGTAACAGCAATAAAAAGCTCGTTACCAGATTACATGGGTATTAGCACAAGTACAAACGATGCAACAGTAGCAAAAGATGTAAATGCATTACCTTTTGCACATTACCAATATATATGGAACGAATACTTTCGTGACCAAAACCTACAACCCGAATTAGATGTAACACTAACAGACGGTAACAACGGAACAAATGGAGCGTTATATGCATTACGCGATGTGGCTTGGCAACACGATAGATTTACGTCAGCATTACCATTCACACAAAAAGGTCCAGAGGTAACACTACCAATTATTGATAGCCAATATACAGCTGTACCGAACGTAATAGGTTATCAGTCTTCACCGGTTAGAGAAACAGGTTGGAATATAAATTTAGGAGCAATTGATATTGGTTCCAATTGGGATAGTCTTAATACTAATTCTTCGACTGGCGAGATATTTCAAGCAGGCGGAACATACAAAGGTTGGGATAACTCAGCAAACTTATTAGTAGATCAATCAGCTTTGCAAGCATCAGCTGCAACAATCAATCAATTACGCGAAGCATTCGCAATTCAAAAATGGTTAGAACTTAACGCAAGAACAGGTAATCGTTACACGGAACACATTCAAGCACACTTTGGAGTAAAACCACAAGATTCACGTTTGCAACGTCCAGAAGAATTTGGAGGTTCAGTAGCAACAATTCAATTTAGCGAAGTATTACAAACAAGTGAAACAACAACAGCAGGACAAGATGCCTCAGCATTAGGAACAATGGGAGGCCACGCCATTACAGCAAGCGGAAGTCGCAAAGCATCATATTATGCACAAGAGCATGGTTGGATATTTGCACTTATGTATATTGTACCAGATACAACATATTTCCAAGGTATAGCACCAAAATTCAGCAAAACAGATCGTTACGATTACTTCCAACCATTATTAGCACATATTGGAGAACAACCAGTATTAGGAAAAGAAGTTTATGCAGACGGTTCAGGCAATGACGATAGTGTATTTGGTTACTTACCAATCTACGACGAATACCGCCACGAATTAAACACAGTTGCAGGAGAAATGAAAGACACACTTTCATACTGGCACTTAGGACGTAAGTTTGCAAACAGACCAGTACTCAATAGCACATTTATTGCGTGTGATCCATCAAATCGTATATTTACACAATTGGACAACAGTGAACAGGTTATTGCACATGTATATAATAGCGTAATAGCTCAGAGAAAAGTACCTTACTATGGCACCCCAATGGGAGTCTAACCACAATAATATCTTAATCACAAAAAACAAACAAGATGAGTAAAACAAGAAACGCAACAATCGCAAACCTAACATTTGTAATAGGTCAATTAGAAGAAATTAAGTCTAACATTAACGATACCATGCGGTACGTTAAACAAAATCCGGAAAAATGGGATACAAACGAAGAGGAGGCGGAGCCTTCAAAAAACGAGTCAAGCGAGGACGGAAACGTAACAGCAGTATAAATAGCGCTCGATTATCACGTGGAGGCATAAGATTATCATAGTATGTGCCTTACACCAATGACCATAAGACGAAAGCAAAAAGGACCAGACGGTTCAATTACGCGAGTAGTAAACTGCGGTCGTTGTGTACCATGCTTACGCAAAAAACAAATAGACTGGTGCTTTAGACTAGGAAAGGAGTTAAACGCAAGCGAGTCAGCGTGCTTTCTGACCCTAACATATAACGATGAAAGTATACCTTTCACAGAAGGTGGTTATAGTTTGGTTCGAAAGGACTTTCAAGACTTTATGAAAAGGCTACGGAAGCACGCTAACAAAACAAAAATCAAGTATTACGCCTGTGGCGAATACGGAGATAAAACAGAACGTCCGCACTACCATGCGATAATATTCAACTTACCAAGACCGTTTGAAAAGTATGTACAAAAGGCATGGAAACATGGTCACATACATATAGGAACAGTTACAGAAGCAAGCATATTTTATACAACGAAATATGCACTTAAAGGATTAAGAAGAAAACGATCAGACGAAGTAGATGAACACGGCCGAGAACCACAATTTCAACTAATGAGTAATGGACTCGGTGTAAATTATGTCAAACAAACGATAGTAGAATATCTTAGAACAAATGGCAGCAAATTACTCACAGTACCAGGAGGCGCAAAAAAGAAACTACCACGTTATTACGTGGACAAGATGTTTACAGATCCTGAAGAAAAAAGCCTCTGGACAGCTGCCGCAAATGCTGAAATATCTATTAATCACAACAGGCATGATATCGATATAACAGATAAACAACGGCGCGAGCTTATAGAATTATATGAGTATAGAAACAAACGCGACCGATTAAACTCAGACAAATTATGACACCAAAAAACATTAAAACAATTTTCCTTATATTGAAGGAAATAATACTACTCGTAAAGTACGTAGTAGACGAATGGGAAAAATTAGAAAAAGATGGCGAAAGCAAAGTTTAGATCCTGGAACAACGTCCCAGAAGACAAAGGATCAACCAACGAAGAAAAGTCTGCAACAATGCCAGACATGCACACAGACCCTCGTGTGGTTCTTGAGAATCACGTACGAGGTATTAACCCGATTACTGGTGCTATCCTTGATAAGCAGCATTATTATGGTGATGCAATCATACCTTATGGCAAAGACTTAACATTTGAAGAACTTCAAATTAAAAGACAAGCATTAGAACAACAGATTAAACAAATTATTAATCCAAAAACCACCCAAAATGCAGAAGAAACAACAGAACCAACTGGAGATACGACAACTGGAGGATCTACAACAACTGAAACAGTGGGAGAGAATCCTACTACATAGATTAACGTGCGAACGTTATCGAAAAATTCCACAAGAAGTACCAGAGTGGAATTAAAACGGCTCGATAAGATGGCCCCAATTTATTGGGGTTATCTTATGAGCAAACAAACCCCAGAGGGGTGCGTTAGCAAGTCGCAAAGCGACAACCGCATATACTATACTTGATATATATATGCGGAGTGACACCAAAACGACCAAAAAACAAACGCGAACGATTTAAACGAACGCGATAAAAAAAGGGAGTAAGTGGAACGAAACAAAAAAATAAAAAACAATTAAAGCATGAAAACCAGACAACTTACCACACAAATACAGGCTTTATTACAACTAACAGACGACTACAGAGTAGTTACAATAGAAATAGACCACGAATACCAAAACGCTACAAAAAGCAAGGTCTATGTCAAAAACCATGAGTTCGACGCAGTCGAATTACCATGGAAAGACAACCAAAAAAACATAAGCAGAATACCACGGGGTGTGTATGCTTATACAAAAATCTTAAGATCAAGCAACGGAAAACCAGCAATCTGGTTACGAGATGTACCAAATAGATCAGAGATATTAATACACCAGGGAACAAAACCCGAACACAGTAAAGGTTGTATAGTAATGCCCGAATACAACAAACTGCATGAAATAATGCAGGAAAAAGGGTTTATAGTATTATTAAACAAAAACTAACATATTATGCCAATACCAATAGCTATAGGAGCAGCTGCAA